TCACGTAACTTATTAGTCAGCATGTCGATGGTGTGTTTGAAGGGCACGAAGACTAATACTTTTTTGCTAGACTCGTCAATTACTTCACGTAATACCTTATACCGTTTTGTTATATCAAACTGCACTGCATCACCTGTATCGGTATATACAGCCCCAGAAGATATTTGCAATAACTTGTTCATGTTTACAGCCGCATTTGCCGCAGTTATCTGTTCCCCTGCCGCTTGCGTTACCATCTTACTCTTTAATTCTTTATAGTATTTCTTTTGTTGTGCCGTCATATCTACTTCACGCTTAACATATACCATAGGAGGTAAGTCTAAACACTCTTCTTTAGTAAATCTTATGGCAGGTTGTAAGGCTCTATGCACGGACTCGGTAGCTGTCTCTTTAGGTATCCATTTAAAATTAGTAACCTTCTGCATCACTAAGTCCCTAAAAGACCCAAAGAATCTAGGTACACCATTTGCGTTTACTAGCTTGGCTATACCATACGCATCAGTAGGACTCTGTGCCGCAGGTGTACCTGTCATCATCCATAGCCACGTATCTTTATTGACTAACTTATTAAGCGTCTTCCATCGTTTAGTCTGTACATTCTTGTAGTGAGTAGCTTCATCAACAATAATTAAATCAAAGCCACCTTCTCTTACTGCATCTTGTACAATCTCTACACCGTCATAATTTATTATCACGTAGTCAGCGTCACCTGCTATTATCTCTTTACGCTTCTTGGCTGAACCATACGCAACATCTACCTTACGGTGCATAGCAAAACTAAACAAGTCGTTACGCCATGCCGATTCCATAATAGATAGGGGGCATATAACTAACACCCTGTTTATCTTGCCTTGATTTAATAAGTAATCAGATGCCCATATAGCACTGGCTGTCTTACCTGTCCCTTGTTCATTAAAACAAAAAGACTTTTTATTCAACGTCATAAAACTTGCGGTAGCTTTCTGGTGGTCGTATGGATCATACCTGCCTGTCCACTCATACCTACCTTCTATTGGTGAGGGTGCATTGATACCTATGTTACGTAGTACCTGTACCTCATCTACTCCCCAATTAACTAATACTTCATGTTCTGATAACATCTTACTCTTTGGTATTACACTCGTCACCCGCCCAGGAGTACGTAAGTTAAGTAACAGTGCTTTGTTATCTACAATCTTCAATTGTTATTCTCCATAGGTTGACACCGTAAAGCGGTCTCCGCTTACGATTAATAAGCCCTGCTTCGTTGCAGATAGGGCTATGTCTGATATATAGGCAGTCTGATATTCTAGTCTACAGACCCCTCCAACTAACTCGATTTTATACAATGACACGGTGGGAAGGATACCCCACTTTTGTATTTTCTTTTATGACGCATCAAGCTAAACGTCTATCACCACATCAACAAATTACTTTTTCTTAGGCTTATGCCCATTACGAGATCTATTCTTACTAGGACTTTCTAATTTGTAACCATCTTTGTTACTGCCACCATCTTTCAACATCTTGTTGTGACTGATGTCTTTGCCTTTACGGGCGGCTTTACCATTCTTCTTATCAAACGCACGCCTAGCACGTTGGCGTTCCATTCTTCTCTCAAATGTGTCACTACCAACAGGGGCGTTTACTTGCTTCTTTCTTCTACGTCTCATCAGTGCCTCCCATTGTGCACACATTCTGTAACTAAACAATGTCGTTTACATAACCCACTTTGGTGAGCATTCCATACATCGTTATCAAATGCTGTTTCCATACGATTGTAATCAGCTAACCACTTCTCCCACATCTTACCAGCGGAGCTTGAATCGTAGGTATCTCTTATTAACTCGTTACAGACAACAAACAAAAGCCCACCCTTTACAGTTTCGATGTCGGGGTAGTGTTTAAATACAGCGAGTGCCATCAACTCAAGCTGTCCCTTATCTGCATACCTAGTATTCTTTCCTGTCTTGTAATCAATAACCCAAGCAGTCTTGCTTTCTTTATCAAGTATAACTAAATCAGCGATCCCTCGCCACCATACTTCCTCATCTCTAAAGCCACACGGCTCTAGGTCTGCCGTTAACCCCATTTCCAATTCACAGAGTTTTTCCCCCTTCTTAGCACATAGTGCGTCTATCGGGGCTTTTACATATACGTACTCTGGGGGTAACGGTTTCCCATCTCTTACATACTCTTCTGCGGCTAAATGTACCGCAGTCCCATACAACATAGCCTCAGTCTCAGGCTCTTTGTAATCCTTTGCTACCTTTAGATGATAAAACTTTTTGGGGCATTGTTCAAAGGATTTTATTCTGCTGAAAGACCACGGAGCCGCACCCATTACATAATACCTGCAGTCCAAACTACCGCTACAACACCTACACCCATCACTAACAACTCAGCGTAAGTAAAGCTACGTGTTTGTTTTAGCCAAGTGCTAACTTCTATACGAGTCTCTTGTATTTCTTCTTGCACTTCATCAATAACTTTGTCTGCGGCTTCATGCGCGTCTTTAATTGCTTTCTCTATATCTTTACTCATTATTCACAATCTCCGTAAGATTTACCAATGCCAGACTCACACGTTATAGGCATACCTTCTGCCCATGATGGTGTCGTACTCATACACTCTTCAATGTACTGTCTAGCCTCATCTAACTCATCATCTGGTACACAGCATACCACAGAATCGTGTACTGTGAGTACAGGCTTATATCTTTTAGCTATAGCCAACATCTGTTCACCCATGATGCACCTAGCAATGGCTTGACATACATTCTCTGTAACCTTACCACCGTAGATTCTTGTGCGCCCACGCCTAGTCTTGTAACTAAACTCAAGCCCTCGTTCACCTTGCTCATACTGTAGGTCGTCATAACGCATTATCAAACCACTGGGTAGCTTGATGCCATACCCTGTAGCTGTCTCTACACTCTTTACGATACCCAACGCACCGAACGATTTTGTTTCTTCACGTGACATATCTACTAACATGTTCTGACAGTTACGCCAAAACTGACTAATCTTCCAGTTAGCATCTCGATATATCTGTATGATCCTACGTGCCTCTTCTACATCTATAGTAGTACCAAAGGACTTTAACTGTTCAGCAAAACGTACAGCACCCATACCATACCCTGCACCAAGTATCGTACTCTTACCAACAAACCGTTGCTCTTTGGTAACGTCTTCCTCTTTGACATTGTATATCTTAGATGCCATCTTGATATATACATCTTCCTTATTAGCAAACGCCTCAACTAGATCATCTTGCCCTGCCACCCACGCAAGTACACGCGCCTCGATCTGTGACGAATCACAATCTACTAGTGTGTAACCTACTGGCGCAATGATACTGGACTTCAACTTCTTACCATTTACACCACGACTAGGTAGATTCTGTATGTTGATCTTGTCATCACCACCCCACCTACCTGTGTGCGCGGCATAGTACCTCACTGGGATAGGTATTAGTCCACGTTTAGCAATACCTATAAACCTCTCAGTACGTGATTCTTCTAGCGTACTCTTAGTACCCAAACGTGCAGTAACAAGTGCTTGTACTCTAGTGTCGTCATGTTCTTGTAGTGCTTTAAACGCTTCATCATTCTTAGCGAATGCGTAGGTTTCTTTGCCTGTAGTCAGGCTAGTTTTCATCGGGGGATCGACATTCAGCGATACCAGTAACTCGGCAAACTTAGGGTTACTCATTAACTGTTCACGTGTTACACCACTAGATGTTAGTAACTCTTCCTTTATCTGTTGAGTATCTTCTAAGTGTTGTCGGAGTAACCCAATGTCAAGGTCAAGCATAGGCTCAGTAAACATACGCAATGTCATATCAATAATACGCATCTCTTGCTTGGGGAATCCCTTAGCCATTTTCATAAACAACTTATAGGTTAACTCGACATCATTAACACAGTAGTCACCGTACCTACCTAACTCTTCAGGGGTAAAGTCTAGCCTACGTTTACCTTTAGCATCTAGGACTTCTGTCCCTTTAGTGCCGAGATTATATCTTTGAGTAAGAGCATGAAGCGATCCACCAACTTCGACACCATGTAATGCGCGAGCGATACAAAGAGTATCAGCAAGGACGCGAGGACGGACATCAAATATCCAAGCCAAAATAGCACCGTCAAACATAGTGTTATGGCACAGAAGCATACTGTCTGCCCAATCGAAATTATGTAAGTAACGCTTAATCTGTTCATGTGTACCACTCGCCCATTCAGTTTGTCCATCGTTTACCTTAACACCTACACCGATCACCTCAAATTGAGGATCACGTATGTAGGCTTCCGTTGTTACCTTACGTAGTGAGAAGTCTTTGTCGTAATACGTCTCAAAATCTACAGTAATTAAATCCATTACTTATTCCGTTCCATTAACAGGTTAAGATACCATTGGGCTTTCTCTAAATCTTCAAGGGGCTTACCCTTGTACTCGTACCTCCACAGGTATTTCATACAGTTACCCTTGAGATAACCTAGAAACGCATCATGGGTCATACTAGATTCAATACCCTCGATACACTCCACGCCACCTGTGTTGTAATGATTAGGGTTGTTGACTACATCTTCCACTACATCATCTACCTGCATGTCTGGGTACTGTTCACGAAAGTCTTCCCACTTTTTTACTAGTGCAGGGTGCTTTTCTCTCAACTCATTCCATTCTTCAGGGCTTGCATTAACCATGTTACACCTCCTCGGGTATGGGGTCGCCTTGCTTTATATACTCTGCGGTTATCTCTCTGTGCATGTACTCCGCGTCTTCGGGAATACCATGTTCCTCAAGAATCTCAACAGCTTTCTTCATTGCCGCACTCTCATCTTCGGCATCTACTGTCATACGTACACCAACCTCATAACTTGCTCCAACTCTATATCTCAACATATAATTCTCCTAAAAGTTTAATACAATATGTTCCACACCACGCGACTTAGCACGGCATAGATACTCCAACCAGTGAGATGATTGATCCTCACCAGTCTCATCTTCCAAATCCCATACACGTTTACGCTCTTTGCGTATTGCTACATCTATAGGTTCTAATTCAGCCTCAACTACAGGCTTACCCTCAATCACCTAAGATATACCGTAGTGAGTGTAACGTGTCTTCATTCGTTACAGTAGCAATGCCACCTGCCTCAGCTATCAATTTGAGTTGGTGTTTCTGTAACTCAGTAGGCTTGTTCTTACCTGCCTTAACTTCAATACCAAAGAACTTACCTTTATAACAACCTACTATGTCAGGCACACCACTCTTACCATATCCACCTGTCGCAGGGAAAAAGTAATATGCTCCGATCTCTTTTAAGTAGGCGACAATCTTCTTCTTAACCTTACCTTCGGGGGTCAAAGCCATGCGTCACTCCTTATTTAAGTATGTAATATACACTATCATTGAACTTGTAGCCAACTCCCTCTACAAACTCATCACTATCTAACATACTTAACACACTTACCTTACTAATTATATCTTCTGGTGCGTCGTTAACGTATGTTTGCTTGTCTGCGTGCATGAAGTTACGGTCAAAGGTGGTGTAACCCTTATTCTCATCACCCTCAAAACTACCATTAAGTATGCAAGCTGTATGCGCCAAGATAGTATCACCTTTTACCCAACACATAGTAGCATACCTAACCGCATCGTTACTCTTCATAGTCTCTTTGGCTTTCATGTATGCACCCAACTTACTATCTACATCATCACTGAACTTCACCAACCCCATCTCACATAGTCGCACTGCCTCATCGAGTAACGGTGTACCGCTATTATGCGCGGTGTTGGATACACCCAAGTTAACATGGGATCGTGTCAAGGCTCGCCTACCTGTGTCTTTGATGTCATTCCATTTATCTTTGATACTCTCTAGTGATACCCTACCAACATCGGCTAACGTGTTTGGGCGTAGTGCTACACGTGCATTCTTAACTGCTTTATCTAACGACTTACTTGATTTAGTGCGGAAATCCCACGGACTAGCATAGGGACAATACCTACGGTTAGTTATCTTAGGACTAGTTACATGATAAGTAATACTTGTAACATCTCCATCTTGTCCCCACTCCATCATCAACTCGCCCATCTCTACAACGTCATCGGGTAGATATATCTTGTACCTACAGGGCATACCTGCAACGTGCGAGAACTTGACATCTTTAGGTAGATGCTCAGTAGCTAACTTTAGAAACTCTTCCCACTTGGGTCGAATTACATCATCATCTATATCAGGAGCAACTACAGAGTTCTTGAGTGTCTTGACTGATCTTAGTTGCATACTGTTGTGGTTCTCATCTAAGTATTTCATATTGATCTATCCTTTTGAATGAATTCTTTGTGCTTGGTCTTGAACCCTGCTAGTTGGTTCACGTGATTGTTGAACTGCTTGCGGAACTTGTCGGGGTCATCGGTGACTGTTGATACTTGAGTCTGCCAATCGTACGCAGACATCTGCCCAAGTATCCAAGAGACTATCGGTGTACGCCTTTCATCGTTGTCGTCTAGTAACATGTCACGGAATGCGTCATGCGAGTTGAGTGCATCACCACATTGTTCCTTGATACGCTGACGCGATTGCCAGTCATTCTGAAAGGTCTCAGATAGCAACGGCTTCATAACCCACGCCCACTCAACGAACTCCTTGAAAGACTTGACGTACTTCTTCTTGAGTTTCTTGTCAATGCGGTAACGTGTTACAGGCTCTTTGTGTTGCCCATGCACCAGATTGAAGATAGTACCTGCGTTGCCAGTGGTAGGACAGTTGTACTCCGTATGCTCGAACTCAAGGTATACCTTGTCATCAGTCTTGGTAAAGTCTTGCTTCCCATTGTTCCAGTGGTCATAGTATCTCTCATGCACCCACCTACTCTTAGGTAAGTAATGCGTTTGGAATATGCGCTCCATGTTGTAGGCTTGGACGAACTGCTTACCCTTATCCACCACAAAATCCATAGAGTATGGTAACGCTCGGTATAAGAATGAGTAGGTTGAATTGTGTGCGTACTCGCCACTGCCATTGCGTATGCGTATTTTCTCGATACCAGTACGTGGGTTACGTGTCCATGTGATGGGCGCACGATCAATCATACCCTTACGTGTTTCTTGGTATATCCAGTTGGGTTCGTCATCGGGTAGTATGTTAGTAAGCACATACTTGTTATTGTGTACCTTGACGATATGCTCCCACTTACGCGCACGATCACCGAGGGGTCGTATGTCTGTACCCCTGATTGGTTTGATACTGTCGTAGTGTTCTGCCACTTTACTGAAACTGTTTAGGTGATACTGATACATTGCCATAATAATTTATCCTTGTAGTAAATAGGGGGTAAGATGTACCTTACCCTTGTAATAAATAGGGGGTAAGATGTACCTTACCCTTGTAATATTCTTGCCCACGCTTGAGCAAGTTGTTCTCTCTCTTCTTCGGTACACTTAGAGTAACGCGTACTCATATAAGATAACCGAAACTCGACTGCCGTTTGTACTTCTTCTACTGCCTTGTCCCACTCCATACGCCTATGTACGGCTTCCATGCCCATACCAAATGATTCACTCATACCATGTCTCCTGATTTGACATGCACAGCCTTACCACAGTCTGGCGTTGCACCTTTGTTGTCGAGTATAGTCCACAGCACAGGACATACCCACGAACCCCAACCACCCCACAGATAACCATCAGTAAGGACAATAGATGCTTGGGGCTTGATGTTGTTGGCTTCCATGTACTCAGTAACACACACCACGCAAGTACCCCCACCACCTGCGGGCTTGGTAGTTGCAACGATAGTATCTAACTCATGTAACTCATACTTCTCATCACCACATACCTCAGTATCCCAGTACAGTATGCGTACACACTTAGGGTGTACAGTGTCACACACAGACTTGATCTCGGATAGGAACACAGACAACTCACGCTGTCCGATAGAGCCTGACGTATCAATAGCTACAACTAACTCATCAATCTGCTCAGATATACCACTAGGCATGTACAAGCCTCGGTGCATCATTCTGCGATTGGGTCGGTTGTATGTAGCATAGTCAGAGCCAGTGCATGTATCAGTAATGAACTCACGCAATACCTCACGCCAATCGACTTGTGGCTCGAGTAGATCTGCCACTGTACGCTCACCCCCAGTACCCAACTTACCTGCGGTAATAGCACCCTGACGTATAGCATCGTCAATCTCCTTGCCCAACTCTTTCTGCTCCTCGTCAGTCATCTCTTGCGCTCCAGCCCAGTCATGCTCATCGAATGGCTGTTGGTCAGACTCTTGAGACGAAGGGGAAGGCTGTCCGCCATCTTCTCCTGACTCGTTACCTTGTGAGTCATCACTCTCCGAGGGATTCGAACTCGAGTCGTGAATGTCAGCAA